AACGGATACGGAGGGTTGAACCGATCTTAGCACCTTCAACAGCAAAGCTGTCGTCGTACTGACGGTTTACGTTGCGGGTGATCACCAGATTGTTCTCAAGAATTTCGAGAGCTTTGCGGGTGATCATGTCAATTGTTAAAATTGAGTTCGACATGATGTTGTCCTTTGGATGTTAGCGGTACTTGTTGGACGCTTCCATCTTCTTGATCTGTCTGGCTCGGTCAGCAGCAATCCACTCAGCGGTCGTAAGGCTTTTTACAGCCCTTGGATCTGTAGTGTCATAAGCGGGAGCACCGCTGCTTTTGCCCGATCCCGGAGAAATAGGAGATGGTGCGGTAGAAGAGCGTTTAACTGGTGGATTATCCGCCAATTTGGCTTCAATTCGACCAATTTCTTTTGCCTGCAAAAATGGAGCGAGCTTGGAAATCCGTTCAGCTTCTTTAGGGTTTGCACCCAAATAGTAAGCCATTTCTGGCCCAATATCCGAAGCCTGAATGGTTTGCGCCATGACAGTCGTGATCGGGAGGCTTGGGTTGTACGCGACTTGTTCAAAGTCATCGTACTTGGTCCGAGCATCTTCCTCACGCTCATGGTACGCATCAAGAGTATCCCGTTGCTGACGTTCCATTTCACGACGTTGAAGCAGTTCTTCGGCTTTCCGCAATGCCAAAGCGTCGGCATATGCTTCTGTGTCGTTAAACTGTTCAGGGCGTGGTGGGTCAACTAAAGGTGCCGGTGCTGTGCGCGCCGACATTTCTCGTTCCCATTTACGCTGTTCTCTTGCGAGACGTTTAGAAATAGCCGCATCTAAATCTTCTTGTGAAAAAGTTTTAGGCGCTGCTTCCGGCTGGGTAGTTTCAAGTTCCGGTGCCGCCGTGGCAACTGGTTCCGACGCGGGTAGTTCCGCTAACACTTCATCAGTCATTTTTGATCCTTTAAGATCCCTAGCGAGCCGCGCTAGTACGGTTTAGGAATAGTAGCTGATGTTAAGTTTTGCACCAGATACTTGTTCGATAAACTGGATATCCTGAATGTTGCCGTCATATTGCAATGGAACACCCACCGCAAGAGGCATACCGACAGAAGCTGTAGGGGCCGTTTTGTCGTCGCGCCAACGAACAGCTTGGCCTTCAGGCACAATAAGAGCAAACACCGGACGAGTATTGCCACCGTTTGGAGTAGTTTGCGGAACGGTCAATTTGGTCGCGGAAGATAGTGATGTGATTTGCTGATAGCCAAAACAAATCGTTACTGCTTTAAGATTGATAGACATTTAATCTCTTCCTCTTTCTGTAAACGACCGAAGCCGTACACCGTTTCCATAGCCGCCGCCCGAAAAAGGAACGTCGAAAAACCACCCGGTATTATTTCCTGCATCCACCGCGCCGTTAGCCGCCAAACCTTGCCATGTAGCGCCGCCGGTTGCAATCGAGTCGCTGATAGTTGCGTAACTGGCCGACACAGTACCAGATGTTTGCGATAAGGTAAATTGGCTACCTGCAATAGAACTTCCAAGAATGATTTGGCTAGATAGGCTGCCAGCAATCACAAATGTACCCGCAGTGTTGGTAGTGTTAGGTTTGAATTGTATCGTTCCACTGGTCAAAGTCAGAGAACGAGTTGCTGCTAATGTCAAAGCATCTGCAAACCTATGCGTTCCCCCAATTCCGTCTACAACGACAGGAAAATCAAGTGTTTTTCCGTTTGTTGTAATAGTTTGAGTTCCTGATGTAGCTTTAAAATTCATAGAACTAGCAGAAGCTGAAATTGACATTCCAGTTGAAAAAGTTACGTCTCCATAAGTATTTACGCTTGTAAGTGAAAACGCCCCTGCGAACCCGGTAAAATTAATATTTGCACAAATTGCGTTAAGCGTAAGCGTATCTGTACCAGCGGAAATATTATAAGATGGATACGGTCCGACAAGGCCAGTTGCGGCCTGAGATATGTTGCGAGTTCCGGTCGCGCCGCTATAGGTAGCATTTAAAATAGGTGTTCCAGTTATTGTCAAATTGGTTGCAGTGCCGCAAGCAAATACTGTTGCTGCGTTACCGACCGCATAAATTTGACCGCCGTTGAACGCCAACGTGCGAATGCCGGACCCACTATATGAGAATGTGCCTGTGGTAAGATTTTTACTGTTCATATCAAGCGTACCGTTTGTAAGTGTTACGGTACGAGTTGACCCGACAGTCATGGCATCTTGTAATTGGAATGTGCCACCAACTCCGTTGAATGTGATTGGAAAATCTAGTGTTTTATTGTTTGTAATAATTAATTGTGTGCCTGACGTTCCCGCAAAAAATCTAGTATTTGTTCCAGCAGTTACCGTCATACCTGTTGAAATTATTAAATTTCCAAATATGTTACCACTGTTATTCGACCAAGAACCTGAAAATCCAGTAAAATCCAAATTTTTAATACCAGCAATGTTAGTATGGGCAAAAGCACCAGTACCAGCAGTAATATTGAAGCTAACAGCATTTGCTTCAGTAACTGACGTTACACTTATGGTTGTAGCGGTGGTTCCTGAATAAGTCAGCTTAATAAGAGGAGTTCCCGTTACACTCATCGTTGTCGATTGCGTGAAAACTGTACCTGAACCAGCAAGTGAAATGTTAAACGTGCTGAACGCCAATGTGCCAGTAAAACCCGTCATGGTTAAAGTTGAGCAATCAGCATTGGCCCCAAGAGTAACGGTATTAGCGCCAGAATTAGCGTCAAAAAACACTGTATCGGAGGACGTAGGCACGGGAAGACCACCGACACCGCCGGAAGTCAAAGCCCATTTAAGGCCGGCCGTTGCATCCCATGTAGCTGTTCCGCCGACCCAATACCTTGCAGCCATAACTTATGCCTCGACCGGTGTAGTGATGATAGCGTACCAATTATCAAACCGAGCTTGCTTCATGGCTTCGATCTCGGCGTCGGTCAAAGCATGGTTATCGGGCAATACCAAAGCATCGCGCAAAGTGTAACCATTTTGAGTGATTTCAAAGTCAATAGTCATGCTAAGAACCGCAATTTATAAAGGGTTGTCAGATAAAGCTCGACGATATTGTCAATTAGCTGCTGAAGCGACGTATCTTTGCGATCCACGACATCATAGCGCACTGTTTCGATTTCGTCCAATTGGTTTTGGAGGAAATCAGTTACATTGGCCGTTTTGTTGTGCGATTGAAGCGAAATGCCACCAATCAACCCATGACGGCCTTGATATGCTTCGGCAAACGCATCCGCAGCATCTACAATACCCTCGTAGAACTTCTGAAGGGCTTTATGCTTGGCGTAGCTGCGCGTGTTCAGATGAACCGAATGGGTCACATCGCGGGCTAAAAACAACATTCCCATAAAATCAGACGCTTTCATTGCGGTGGCATCCCTTGTGGTGGTGGCATCCCCTGTGGAGGCATTCCCTGTGGAGGCATTGGAGCGCCCTGTTGCATCTCACCCATGTCTTCGCCGGGCAACTGCTGGCTTGGCATGTCAGCCACCAGATCACCACTTGTGATCATACCGTGGACGGTGCCAAGCACAATGTCTTGGATCTGCTCAGGTGACATAGACGCTTGAACGGCTGAAATACGCTTGGTTTCAGCATCATAAGCCTTAATTTGAGCTTCAAACTCCTTGACTTCTAACGTCTGCATTTCGACTGATTTGCTGACATTTTGAAGCATTTTGTGCATTTGATCCATCTCTTGACCCATTGCTTGCATTTTTTGTTCTGCTGCTTGAAGAGCGGGCGACTTATCGCTGTCTTCCATTAGCTTAGGATCAATAGTCTTAGAGATACGTTTAGCCATTTCGTCAGCGCCCGGCCAATCCATGTGCTTGACGAACAAATCACCAGCCACTTGCCAAAGCTGTGGATTGGCTTGCAAAAGCTGTTGCATACCCTCAAGCGCCTCTTGGCGCTTGGTCATATAGCTTGGGCCGGTCGTAACCACAACGTCGTATTTACCCACTGCTGGGTTATAGATCTTTTCAATCTCAATGTTGTTTTGATCGCGGATCGACTTTACAGCCTGCGGCTGCGTTGGGTCGATCTTCACCATGCTCGTTTCGCCATCCATGTTAATAATGCGGGCGATACGTTGCGTGTCGTAAATCTTAGGGATCAAATCAACAATCTGACGGGTCATGTAGCGAATAGCACGAGCCAGATTGTCCACATAGTGGTACGTTCCGGTGTCGCCTTGCTTCTCACGGGCCAAAATAGCTCGTCCAGACCGCTCATTTGATGTTGCGCCGAGGCTGCTATCATACTGCCCAGTGGTCGATTTAATGTCGTCAGAAGCGCCCATTTTGGCTTGAATTAGGCCAGTTTGAGCCATTGGAGGCATAGAACGCTGCGGAAGGGGCAATACGCCGCCCTGACCGTCTGTAACGTCAGGATTGACCTCCAAATAAGGCCAATTATTGGTGTTTGCGGTCTTCCATTGGTTTTCATAGCCCTCAAATTGACCGCCATAACCAATAAACGGTGCTTTAGGGGCTAAAGCAAGCATTTCAGTCTCTTGAGATACCCAATAGTTGTACATTCGCTGGGCATCTTTGGCATTACGAACAATGCCAGACACAAATACGCGCCCATCGACCTGAAATTCGTTGCCTACGACACGAATGACGGGAATATCCTTGCCCGCCCAGTCGCTTTCCTCAAGCACTTCGTAACCGTTTGTCTTCATCCACTTAATTTTGCGGACTTGAACGTCGCGGCTGCGGATAGGCTTTACGCCCATCGATTTCATATGCTTGTCTTCAGGGCTTCCGGCTTCAAAAGTTTGGTTGCCGGGGTACAAATTAAGCTTGGACGGGTGGTACACCGCGTAAAAATACTCTGCAATGCGAACAACGTCTTCATTGACCCAATTAGTAAGAGAGTCGTCGCCTACACCCTGCACCTGAATAGACGACATAGGACTTGCGTCAGGAAACTGGCGCTCATACTCGTCTTTGGTTAGGTCTTCGGTAACAAAACAATACTCAGCATCCGCACCGCATGGATCTTGGATGGTGGGGTCCATATACACGCTAAACGAGTTACGAACGCGTTTGATGCGAATGTCTTGATCAAACGTGTCGTCGCCGGTAAACTCAGTAACAAGGCGGATGTAACCTTCGCCGTAGGTTACTTGATTCTCAGACGCCGTGTCGTAGGCCACGTCAGCGTCCGAGGCGTATTCGATGTGTCGTACCATGCCGTCGAAGATTTCCGCGACCTTGGGGTCTGCGCGGTCGTCTGCGGGGATAACCTTACCCGACGGGCGGTTCTGCCGTTGGTCATTGGTAACCTGACGGACGTGTTGCGGCAGCTTGTTGATGGTGAGGCAAGGGCGAGCGTTGATCGTTTGCCCTTGCACAGACCCACGGGTAGCCAGTACGTCAGCGGGCCATTGCCACTGATTGTCCGGCGACCCT